TATGTCCTATTGCTTTCTGACCTTGCTATTGTAAATGCATTATAACTTACAGACCCCTTCGGTATATCTTTAATGTCTTTGACTTTATAGCTTTCAAAACGCTGTCTGTACCACTCTAAGGGCGCAACTCGGGTAAGCAATCCCTCTGGTCGTATGTATTGCTCGATGTCCTTCGCTATCTGGTTTGCCGACTTGCCAATATCTAAATCAACAGCAATTATATTCCTTACTGTTTTTATAGAACCATCTTTTAGAGTTTTGATTCTAAAAGGCATCGTCTTACTCGCAATTTTTCTGGTTTCGATATTGAAGTCTGAAATGTAACCATCTATCTCTTTTTGGAACTTTGATATTACTGCTCTGCCATTTACATCAGCTTTCTTAACCAATGTAGACAATTCAGCTTTTTGTAACAAAAGAGCATTTACGACTAAATCATTATTCGTATTAACAATAGTATTCAATAAGTTAACAGCAAAAATAGTTAGGATTAACTTTGACTTAGTAGATACATTGTCCCAGTCTTGCTTAACAATTTCAGACCTAAATCTGTCAACTGTTTCTATGAGTGATTGGTCAATGTCATCTTCTTGTTTTTGGATAATCTTGGCTATCTCTGGCGGATATTGTGCCATTTACCCTCCGTTATTCTTCACTTACTTTTTCTTCTGGTCTATTGTTTATATATGGTGCTATTAGTGATGACTCTCTCTCTAGCGATACCTCTGTTTCTTTATCTGCTTTTTTGACTTCTGCCTGAACATCATCAACATATTCTTCTAACCCAAGCATACGAGCAAGTGTTTCTTTAGTAATAGCTTTTTCTTGTGCCAATAGTTTTGCTTTTTCTAGTGTAATTGTCTCGTCAGCTTGTGCTACTTCTGGCATTACTAGCGAATACTCTAAATCTACTTTAATCTTTGGGTCTAGCTTGTTCGCTACATATAAGAAAAGGTTGACTGCTTCTTTAATCGGCTTCTCATAAAGACCTTGCTTTCTTTTCGCCTTCTCAACCATAATAGGCATCTGACTTTCAGTTGAAGCTTTACTCGAAGCGACCGCTGTACCCATTATGAACTCTGGCGTCTCTGATGTTTGACATATCCCCCAAAATAAAAGATTCAACAACTTGTCTGCCGAAGATACTGTATCGGGTGATTGAATAACGCCAAATTGAGTATCTTTCGTGCCAAGCATCAGCTTTGCTGTGTTCCAGTTTATCTTATATGTACCATCATCTTGTCTCTCGCCATTTGTCTCTAAAAACTTTGATGTATTTTCTATCCCTGTGATATATGGTACTGGTGCGGAGTTATATATAGTGTTCTTGATAGACTTTTTCATAACCTCGTGATAGTTTGCCATCAAGATATAACAAGACTGATATTCGCTCTGTCCATAGATAGCATTAGGTTCTTTCTCGTTTGAGAAGTGAATAATAGCAATAGGTCGCTCCTTGTCATATTTAGTAGACATATCTGCGTCTACTGTCCCTTTAGTATCTGACTGCTTATATATAGTTACCTCAATGCCTAGACTGCTATATTTTAGTTCATACTTCTTTTTTGTGATACTGCTATTTTCATCATCTTCATAGTAATAAGTTACCTTATAACTATCCACTTTTTCTAAATCTAGTGCATTAACTTCCTTGTCAACATTTTCAGCACCAAGTAACCTGACCTTAGTGTTGTTGTCAATCAGCATATACTCGTCGCCATCTCTTAAACTGTTCCTTATCGCCTGTTGGAAATACGAGTGGTTCTGTTTCAACCAATCATTAGTAGCGTCCTTTGTGTACTCGTCTTTTGAATCAACCTGTATCGGAGACCCCAAAATAAAAGAAGCTGCAGCATTTACGATTGGTTTCGCAAAAACAGCTCCCATAATGAAATTAGCACCCCACTTCTTGCCATTTCTGTCCTCTATCTCTGACGCATAATATAACGCCCTAGACAGAGTATAGTTTACTTTACTGAAATCAATAGTATCCTTAATTGTGAAAATGTTATAGACTGCCGATACCTTATTCCAAAATGACTCTTTTTCTACCCTCCCGAGCATTTCCCTTACTGTCCCCAATATGCTTTGTTTTGGTCTAATCTCTGGTATTTTTGCCATAATTACTCCATTGGTTCTATTTTTAATTCGATTTTTGGCTCGCCAATATGCTTTCTTGCTATTAGTTCGTAACAATACCTGTCATCATCAACTAATTCTGCCTTTACAATAGCATCTTCAACTACTTTAATGTAGTTTGACACATCACAATTAGTCGTCTTAAAGTAAAAATCAAATTCTATCTTATACTTACCTTTTATTTTACCACTTTTTTTCAATTGCCATAAGAGCTGTGCTTCATATTGCTTGTGTGCTTTATTTTTGAATCTTCTGCCCTGAAAACAAGCATTTATTGATAAAGGTTTTATGCTTAATGTTTTAGTAATCATCTTCATAGCTTAAATGTCCTTCTAAACCAGTATGCTCTACCATCAAGTGTGCTTGTGGGTCTGTGTCTTTCATCGCCCTGTGAGCGAACCATAATGCCATTAGTATATCGCCAGTATGTCCGTCTGGATATTCTTGCATCTCTTTTATCAATCTATCAATCAGCTCTTTAGTATGGTCGTCGCCATAAGGTATGATATAATTTTTATTTTCCAATGCTAGAGCTATGTTGTTTATCCCTTGTATCTCATCTCTCTTGTTTGCTGTGGTTGTAAACCCTCTAATAGGCAAATCTGTTTCCTCTTGCATCAGCTTTGAAAAGAACGCCTGATAAGCATTATCTTCTATATATATTATATCAGAATCGTAGTCAGTAACCTGTTTTGTAACCGCTGCTTTTTGCTGATTTGGTGATAACCCTTTGTCCGCGAATATGTTCAATATAACTGTCTTATTGCCTTCTTTGCCTAGCGTAACAATAGCAAAGGTGTCTGATGATTCTTTCTGACTAATTGCCAAGTCATTTCCTTGCGTAACTATCGAATAAACTCCCTTCGGTCTGTGTTCTAAAAATGTTCTTTCGAAATCAAGGCATTGTTCTATAAACTTTAACTTGAATATCCTATCCTCGTCTGTCGCTGGGACTAGCAAATACTCCTGATTGAACGCCCTTGTCCCTTTGTCTTCCTTAATCCACTCTATTGGTATTACTTTTGACCTAGCAGGTCTATCTATGTTTACTATTTTGGCTTCCTCAATGGTTTCTACATATTTATCTTCCCAAGCTATTTTGCCATCTTTGATTATTGGGACCATTATATATTTCCAACCTGGCTCAGTTTGAAGTCGTGCCATAAAACAATCATAATGAATCATATTACCTAATGATATAATCTTCCCAAAACTTTGATTCATACCTGGCATTACTTCTGTCTTAAACCAGTTGAACTTTTTATCTCTTATATCAGAGTTTATTACAGATTTCGAACTATCCATATCATCAAGTATTGCTAAATCTGGTCTAGCTTCACCGTGCCTTAATCCCCTGAACTTTGTCTGCCAAGAAACTGCCTTTACCCTGATGTTATTTCTGGTAGTGAAATCCCCAACCGACCTTTTTCTTGCCCTTACCTGACCCTCACTCTCGTCGTGGTATAAGTTTCCAAAGTCCTCAATGATTCTTGGGTTCGTTAATAATTCATAAGCAACCGAGGTCGTCTGCATTACTGCAAGTCCAGATTCTTCTGAAGCTAATACTATGAACTTTCGCTTTTCAAAACAGATATTCCAAAGTATATAAATTGTATTTACTATTGATGACTTTGCACTCTCCCTAAAAGCACATAATGCCAACCTATCAATATCATCATCTTCAAGTGCTTTAAATATCTCATTATGAAAAGAATCAAATTTGTATACAATATAATGTTTCAAATAATAAGAAGCAAAAAATCTGATATCTTTTTTAGAAACCTTAATCCTATTTACGGGATTGTTTAATATCTCTGATAAATTCATTTATTTCTTCTTCTTCCTCTTGTGATAATGTTGTGTCTATCTTACCCAATACTTCCATTTTCTTTACTGGCATACCCTCTGTCCTATTAGCAACTTCCTGAAATTCTTTTAATTCATTTCTAGCTTTCATTACTCTTGCATAAGCTAAATCAGATGCAACTGTTCTCATATCTGATGGATTTGCTTTTTCCCATTCAAAAAATTCTTTTGTTGTTAAACTCTTAAAATAATTCAACCAATAAGAGAATGAATTATCTTTTGACCATCGTCCGTCACTCCTGTCTTGTGGTCTTTCCTGAAATCCACCTTTACCAGTAGGATTTGGGATTCTTTTAACTTGCTTTGTAGTTGAATCTTCCATTTTTTAATACAACTTATGATTAAAATGTTTTTTCCAATTTATATAATGATGCGGTCTATTAAATCTTATTTTAGTTTCAGCATATTGTGGCCAAACAGATTCTAAACTTTTAGCTTTTAATAATTTTTTTTCATAAGCATTATTTTTATATAAATCTGTCTGATTGCCACCTTTCATTTTAGATGTAGTGGACATTTTCCTCTGGCAATAATATATCAAAGATAATGTATTCCAACCATCATTTAATACTTGTAAACATAAATCTACATCTTCATTATATTTTAATCTCCACCTGTATGGTATTTCATTTCTAATCAATAATGCACTATAAATGTGACAATTATACTTAAATAGCTTCATATCTTTCACTACAAAAGCAGAATACTCAAAGCCAGATATAGCTATATTTTGATAAGAATCAGTTATCTTTTCTAAAGTATTAAATGCTTCTACTGCATAATCTCCAATTATTCTTTTCCCTTTTACATATTTACAAAAACCTCTTATATTATCATCTAACAAATGATGCTTTTGTGCTCCTCTCTTAATTGAATCTTCCCAACACCAGTTTCTAGCTGGAAATGAACCTAAACCTAAATTAGAAAATGGTAATTTTGCTACATATTTCTCTGGTATTGTCTTACAATAATCTTTATATTCTTGTGGTTCTACTGCTATTGTAAAATCAATATTTTCTTTCATTAAATATTTAGGTGTAAGATAATTTTCAGCTCTACCTTTAGAAATAATATATATTGGATATTTCATTTTTGCCAACAACCTGTTAAGTCCCAACCACAGCTGAATTTCGGTTTTAATATTGATTTATAACCAGCATTTTCTATTTTATCCATAATCTTATATGCTTTGTCTTTCCAATTTGTATGTGCCAATGGATGAAACTCTAAAATTATTCCTCTTAAATTAGGTTGGATAATATCATAATCATATTCCTGTCCTTCTACATCTATCTTTACTACAGATGAATTTTTTACAGCACTGATATAATTGATAGCAGGTACTTCTATATACCCAGACTTATTTATTTTTTTAGCTGTGCTATTGGTAACTCCAATTCCTTTAGACAAATATAATCTTACTAATTCCCTGTCATCTCCAATAACTGCAAGGTTTTTGGCTTCAATATTACCTATTATATTTTTTTGTAACAGATTAAAACTTTCTGGTGTTGGTTCATAAGCAATAACTTTTTTAACTCCTTGCCTAATTGCATATAATGAATATTCGCCCACATATGCACCTATATCTGCAACTATGTCATCTTTAAAAAGCTTTAATTTAGCATAATAATTCAATGGGTTTTCAAACGGTTTTTTACTTTTTTCAGTCTTAAAAGCATAATGTCCACCAGTTTTTTTACTTTTTACATAATATATATTATTCATCTTTTTTCCTATTATAAGTTTCTTGATATGGTCTAATAATCCATTGATTGTTTCTTATAAAATCTTTTTGAAGGTTATGCTGTTCAGCATATTCAGTCCTTTGCTCCTCATTTTCAAAATATATAGTAATATATAATTCTTTTTCTGGTAATTCAAATTCTGGCATATTATTTTTATCCCATTCTTCTAATTCATTTATAGAGTCTATATCTGGAATAAATAAACCCCACTCATTTAATTTATCTAATTCCCAGTTTTCTTTTAATTTATTAAAATCCCATTCGCCAAACATTACATTATCTTCAATAATAAATTGCTTTTTTTCATCTTCTGTTAATTCATTTGCTATCTTGACCCAGTCATCTGGTATTTCTGTATATCCTAGTTTTTGTAATGCTTTATATCTCATATTACCACCCAAAATTATCATATCTTTATCAACGATAATTGGTCTTAATTCCATCATTTTAGAGAAACTTTTTATTGAGTTACAAAGTTTATCCAATTTTTCATCTGATATTATTCTAGGATTATTTTCATTTAATTTAATATCATCTATTTT